GGGCGTTTCGCAGAGTGGCGACCATCCCTACAGTCATGTCGTGCTCCTGCGGTTGTCACTGATGCTGGGCATCGGGTCAGCCCTTCTTGTTGGCTGCGGTCTGCTTCTTCGGTGCAGCCTTCGTGGCAGCAGCGGTGTGCTTCGCCGGTGCCGACACGGTCTGCTTCGCCGCCGAAGTCCGACCCACCGGGGCCTTCGCACGCGAGGACTTCACATCCTCGCCGAGCCCGGCCGCGGCACGGCGCTTCTCCGCCGCACGCTCCTGATCCGGCGTCGGATGCAGCCCCGGATCGGCTTCGATCTGCTGCCGCAACGCATCCGTCGGTAGCGCCGCAGGGATCTTCTCGGACATGACGAGCCTCCTACTAGATCAGTGCCAACTGCTCACCCCCACCGACATTGCGCCGACTGAGGTTGCAGACCAGATGGGTTAGTCGCAGATTTGCGGATTCATTGCCGCCGCCCTGCGAGACGGGCACAACGTGGTCGAGACTTGCGCAGCGCGGGTGCGGATGGCGCAACGAAGGGTTGACCTTCTCGCGGCAGATTCCACAACGCCAACGATCTCGCTTACAGACCGCGGCCCGTAGGTATCCAGGCTTACCATCCGAGTCGTGCCCGCGAACCCGTAGCTTCCGTTGGAGAGCATGCGCGGCCATGTTGCATTTGACTGAGCAGAAGATGGCGTTCGACCGCATCGCCTGCGGAAGAACGCTCCCGCAGTGCAAGCACTCACGGTGCGGCTTGGACGCCTCAATGGCCGCCTGCCGAGCCGCATTCCTGGTGGTGTCCTTACATGCTCTTGAGCAGTAGATCGACGGTTGACGAGCTTTCGGGCGGTACGACGAGCCGCAAGACGCACAGTCTCGCGGCTCGTCGTCGCCACTCTTAGGCGCATACCGGGCTCGGTGCTTATCCCGCCAACACGCCTTGCACCATCCCCAAGAAATAGCCGCGTTGTACGCCGACCACTCGGTGATGGGTTTCGTTTCCTCGCAGCGCACGCAAGTCTTTCGCATGCACTGATCGTACCAGTGAAAGCCGGAGTATCAGACCCCGGTAAACGCCGGGGTGACAGTACCCGTCCCGGAAATCAGCTGCGCCTGAGAATACCTTGAGAAGGTGTAGGCGAAGTAGCCATACACCACCAAGAGCACGCCTAAAGACGCGGCGGCGGGCTGCTCGGCGCGGATGAACAGCGGCGCCGAGGGGTCCTCCCACAGGTGGCATTCCTTCTGGTCCACGACATACGTGTGGTCCTGGGTGCCGCCGGTGATGGCACCGGCGAGGCCGGCGGTCGTGACGTTGTTGTCAACGATCACCGGCGACCCGTTCGGGAGGACACCACGGGCGCCCTGGTTGTATTTCACGGCGTTGTTGCCCGCGAACATTTGCGCCGCGATCCCCGGCTGGGCCATCAGCGGCCACGTCGAAGACAGGCCGTTCTGCAGCCAGTACCAGCGCCGTGAATGCATGATGACCAGGTTGTCGCCCGATGCCATGTCGAGCATCGCCGCCTCGACCCCGGCCAGCCCGGAGATGACGATCGGGTAGTAGCGGACACCGGCAGGGGTCGCGTCGGTGTACGCGAGAACCGTCGACGACGGGGCCAGGCCGGTCGTGGCCTGGTTGATCAGCGTCGAGTCGAGGTTCGTGGCGTAGCGGCGGAACAGGTCGTCGAGGACGATCGGCTCCACCCCCGTGCCACGTTCGAGTGCCTGCCGTGAGAGGGTCTGCTGCCCGGCGCCCGTCTGGACGTTGATGGTCAGCAGCGTGTCATCGACGTTCGTCTCCGACACTGCCGTGTTCTCCGACGCCTGGATCGCCACCGACGTTGAGGTGGTGATCCGCGACAGGTTCACGGTCATCCCGTTCGCCGGCAGTTCGTGCTGGTTGCATGCGTCGGCGAGCGGCCGCAACGCCGCGACCGCCGGGGCGTAGAGGTCCGTCAGGTACTGCGGGACCGTCAGACCGGCGAACGCACCGGTACCGGCCGCGCGGGACAGCCACTCGGACCGCTCGACGCGCTCCTCAGCCATGTGCCGCTGGATCCGTTCGATCGCCTGCGGGTCGTGGAAGAACATCCCCGCGACGTCGCGCTCGAACTGCCCGCCGGCCTTCGACCCGGGGGTGAGGATCCCGCGGGTCTTGTCGAAGCCGCGTTCCTTGTGGGGTGCGTAGGTCCGTTCCTCCGCACCGGTACGGGCCACCTCGTCATACGCGGGGCGGCCTGCCCCGGTCGGGTAGACCTCCCGTGAGAGACGGTCGGCGGCGTCGTCGCGGGCCTGCTCGACAGCCAGGTCAGCGACCCGGGCCTCCATCAGGTCCAGTTCGACGTCGAGGGCGTCCTTCGCCGAACGGAGCTCGGCGACCTTGACCTCGTCGACGGTTTCCGCCGAGCGGAGCGCCGCCAGTTCGTTTGCGTGGGTGTTGCGCTGCCCCAGTTTCGTGGCCATCTGGCCCCGGAGCTGCGCGATAAGCTGGGCGATCGTCATAGCGACGTCACCTTTCTCCCACCCGAGGGGTGGGCGCAGGGGAATGGTGCAGGGACCTGGGCGGCAGGCGGTGACCCGAGGCGAGACCCGTGAGGGCGCGGCGCGGGGTTCCTACGCGGAGCTACAGGGAGTCGTGCCCTATCGGAGGACACGCACCCGCACGTCGTCGTCAGTGATGACGGCGCGGGCGGGGGTATGGGGGGCGGCGCGTAACGCCGCAGACGTCAACGGCGACGCACCGTAACCGACGATCGCAACATCGCCGCGGTTGATGTCGACGGCGTTGATGTGGAACTCGGTCCAGTCGTCAGACCATTGGCCTTCGGTGATGTGGAACATGAACGACATTTCGTCGATCAGTCCGGCGCGCATCTTCGGCGTGATGTAGGCCACGTCGGAGTCAGCCGGGTCGAGGTCGGCGTCGACGAGCAGGCCCGTGTCGTCTTCGGACAGTCGTAGGGTGCCGTTGGTTGTGCGGGCGATGCGGCGCAGCGAATCATGCTGCAACACCAACGGAACGTCCAAGCCTTCCAGGGCGAGGGTCGCCTCGAACGCGCCGCAGGCTACGACCTCGGTGTAGGGACCGAACTCGTCCCACATCTGATAGCCCTGCGACGTCACCGACGCGTAGCCGGTGAAACCGGTTACCGGGGTGTCGGCGCCGGTGTCGCGGAGCTCCAGCTGTTGGAGCCGGATGGCGGGGGTCCTGTTCGCGGAGCCGCCTTCGTCGTAGTTGCGGCGGTGGCTAGGCCGGTCGCCTTGACCCGTGCGCCCACCGGCAGCGCGATCATTCATGCCGGCCTGGCGTGCCCGTGCGGCGTCACCGGCGGGTGTGGGCCGGTTGCTGTCACGCTTGGCCTTCGCGGCGGCGATGCCGAACTCGTCCGGCCGGGGATCTCGGGTGACGAGTTCGAAGTCGATGTCACGCTGAGCGGCCTGGAACACCGCTGCCGCGGGCGCGTACAGCCCGGTGATGTAGTCCCTCTCTGCACCCTCGTTGGTGTCACTCATACGGGTGGTCCTTCCGTTTGGTCCGCCGCAAGATTCGGGTCTGCCCCGTTTGCCGCGGCGGGTGGTGCGGCGACGATGGCGAGGTCTTTGAACTCCTGGATCTGCGCCGGGGTGAACGGCGGAAGGTTGTCCGCCGCACGCGCCTCGGACGGGGCGAGACGCTTCGCCGCGATCGCCGCATTCAACACCTCACCCCGGGTTTGGGGGTCCATCCGCAGGACCGAGTCGGTGTTGAACTTCACAAACCGGGGCTTCGGTATCGCCCGCGACAGTGCCGCCTCGCGGCGTTCGAACATCGGCTGCAGATACCACACCAACGCTTGCAGGTTCCGTTGCACGACGTTGGCGTAGGTGATCGTCCCCCGGGTGCGGGTTGCGTCGATCAGGTCACCGGGGAGGCCGAAGAACCGGGCAATGTCGGACACGCCGTATTCCATTGTGGTCAGGAACGCCGCGGACTCACCGGTCACCGATACGGGGGTGAACTCCCAGTCCTCGCCGGAGACGAACACGTCACCAGAGGCCACCGACGCCCGGAACCGGGCTTTGATCTTCTGTGCCTCGTCCTCAACGAGGACTTTCGACGTGTTTTTCAGGTGCCCGGACGGCATCGAAGCCCCGCCGCCGGTGAACCATTGCGACACGAACTCTTGCGCGGACAGGTAGTTCCCGACCGCGTAGGCGGCGTGGGCGACCGGCGACAGCCCAAGCGGGATACCCGGGACCACATACTGCCGCTCATGCCACACATCACCGGGCAGATAAAACTGATTGTTGATCCGGAACTGGGTGATCTCGTCGCCTTTGCCGAGGATCCCGACCTTCTCCGCGGCCGCCAACTCCACAACAGACGGGTTGCCGTTGCCGTCGCGGGACAAGATCACCCCGATGGCGTTACCCGACCGGTCAAGATCCATTTGGGAGGCGTAGAGCCAATCCTCGACACCGCGGCCCTTACCACCCGGGTCGGAGAGGAACGGGGTCGGCGGCAACTTGACCCGTGTATCGCCATACTGACGGAACGTGTCGATGGGGGTTGTCGAGAGCATGTCGCAACGCATCCGCAGACACGCCCACACCGCTGAGGAACGCATCGCCGTATCCGGGGTCACGTACGGGGTCCGGGCGGTCCGCAGGGACCGGTTTTCCGCGACCAGCCGCTCAGCAGTCAGGCCACCCCACGCACGCTGAAACAGTAGGGTCACGGCCGGGCCAACCAGGCGAGGAGCGCCGCGACACCCAACAGGCCGGCACCCGCGACGGCCAGGCCGGCGGCGGGGGTGACCCGCCAAACCCATACGGTGGCAGCGGCAACGAGCAGCAGCAGCCCGGCGACCTCGAGGAGGGCCGTGACAGTATCGCGCACTAGACCCTCCATCAATAAAAGCTGTCGAGGACGTTGTAGTCGTTGGCCAGGCCGACGGCCCACGCCCCGAACGTGGCCATGTACAGCGGTGTGATTTCGCCGTAACTCTTGCTGCGACCCCACACTTGCGCGCCTTCACCGGTGTCGCGCCACTTCGCCGACCCGACCGCGGCGGATAGTTCCGGCTGGCCGATGTGCGCGAGCCCGCCACTGGTGGCCAGCTTGTACAGCAGCCCACACGCTGCGGGAATGTCCTTCGCCGGGATCCGGTCGATACCGATTCCGGCCTTGGTGATCTCCGGGGCGAGCGTCTCGGCCTGCGAACCCGCCCCGATCGTGACCCGCAGTCCACGGACCCGCGACGCCAGATCGACCAGCGCCGGCAGGACCCAGTCAGTCCCGGGCCGGTAGTCCAACTCGTCCTGACCGTCGCGGCACAGCAGCTCGACGTGTGTATCCCCGGAAGCGTTCAACCCCGCGAACCCGACCGCCGAGTACGTCAGCTTCGGTGACACGTCGAGCACGAACACCGGCTGCCCGGTGACCGCCGATTCCGGCCGGCACCGTGCCGCCCACTGCACAATCGGGATCGCGGACTCGACCAGCCTCGCCACCCACTGGCAAAGACATTCGGTGCGGAACACGGCTTCGGGGTCGGTCCGCGCCGCAGACGCGAGCGCCTTCTCTGAGACTCCGTCGGGGTGCCCGAGCGACGGATTGGCATGCGCCCAGCCGACCCGGTCCCACTTCTCACACCCCGGGGCGGCCGAGTATTCGAAGATCCCCAGCGAGTCGCCGTCGAGCTCCTCATCGTCGGACAAGTCCCCCGGGGCGGACGCGCCCTCGTTGATCCCGTCCGGGTCACCCAGCGCCAAATGCGCCAGGCCCCGCAGGAACCCGAGGACCACCGACATCAAATCGCCGGCGTTCGACGCCGCCCACACTTGAGACCGGACGCGGGCCATCGTGGTCTTCGTGACCGCGCCCCACGCCTCCCACGTCTGATGCTCGCGAAGCTCATCGAGCAGGACCAGGTCGCCGGTGAGCCCGCGACCGGCCCGCCGGGACGCCGCCCGGACCTTGTACCGCTCCCCCGTCACGAGCCGTAACTGTTTCTTGCCGTTGACTTTCAGGACCTGTGCGACCTCGGCCGCGAGCTCGGGGATCTCCTCGGCCATGTCGACGACGAACTGCCACTGTTCCTCGGCTGTGTCCAAGTCCTGCGCCGTGCCGATCACCAGCGGCGCGCCGTCCATGTACATGCGCCATAACGTGAGGACCTGCATCAACGTCGACTTGCCGTTCTGCCGGGCGACCAGCAGCACAACCGTCCGGAACCGGAACGTTCCGTCCGGCAGCAGCTCAAGCGCGTGGATCAACGTCCACTTCTGCCACGGAAACAGGTTGAGCCCCAGGACTGACGTGGCGAAGTCGATGCACTCGAACCCGGCCGACGTCTCCGGGGTCAACTCGCGCAGCGGCGGCGTCCACACGCGGGGAGTTTCCGACCCTAGACGCCTAGCCGGCAGAGTCGGCCTTGACAGAACGGAGCTTCGCGAGGCTGCCATGAGCAGGCTCCTTCTTCAGATCCAGGCGAGACGCCGGGGTGAGCCTCAGCTCGGCGCAGTACTTCAGGTATGTCGGGATAGACACGTTGTCGACAGACGGCGGTCGGGTCTCGTGTTCGTCCGCCCACGCCAAAGCCAACTCGCGGAGCGCATCCTCGGTGTCGATCTTGAGAGCCAGTATCTGCAACGCCTCGATCGGACCGGCACTGACCGCCGCATCAAGCGTCCCGTCCCCCACCGCCGCCTTGATCGACTCCCGCGTGCAGTCCAGAAGATCACCCATGAATTCGAACGCCTCTCGCGCGCGCGACCCCGCTGAGCGGCTCAGGGGGGAGAGAAAAAGGT